AGAACCAGGAGTACACTTCTTCCCAACTTTAACAGAATAAGAACAGCTATTTAATAATACCAAACACGCTGCAAGTAATATAACTGCAAGCACTGTTTTTAATGTTACCAAAGCAACCTTCTTCATTTCATTACCTCTATTTTCTTTATACACCCCATCGGAATACATTGCAAACCCCCCACTTCTAATCCTTTGCTGTCGGTTGAGTAAGAAGTAAATATCCACAATTTAGATTTAGTTTTTTTATAGATATAACCAACATCAATACAGGTAGCTACGTTATGTTGTAAGATTTCCTCTTCAGGTATCCACGCCTCATCTGATTGACACGGATCAAACCAAGTCACCCTTACGTGTTTAAATTTTTTAATCTTCTCTGTCATCGTGCCATCTCTCATTAATTTTGGTAGCCATCCACGCAGCAATTGGAATGCATAGTATAAAAGTTATTTCTGCTGCCCTGTAAACACTCACGTCCCATAACTTATACACGATATGGTGAATAAGGATAGGAACAAAAGCACCTACACATAACAATATTGCCATTCTTATGTAGTAAGGATATCTCATATAGTAGCAAATCTCACAAAAAAGGTTTTCTGAAAACCATTTACGCGCGCACGAGCGATTAACTGTACGTGTTTATTAGCTTTTTTGACTATTCTTGTAAAATGTCCTTGGATGTCCATTTGATGCTCTAGAAGTATTGATTTTATTAACTTTGGACATTTTAGACATTTTACATTTTGGTAAAATGTCCACACTTTAGCTAGTAATACCAACACTTTTAGCTCATTTGGACATTTTACAGACGTTTTCAAATTTTTGTTTTTAAAAAACTTTTTCATCAGTTTTGCTACTATGTCCAAATGTCTTGCCTCATTACTGCCATATTCTAGTCTCATTGTTGCCTCATATTATAATACATGTTTAATCTCACTAAAAATCTGTGTTTCCAATGTCTAAGCTCGTCATCTTGCACCTTAAATTCGTGGTAGTATAGATCCGGCGTGCATATCATTACAATAGCCTGCTTAATCTTGCTGCCATACACGTGGTCGTGTGCCATTGCGTATGCTGCTACCTGTAAAAAATAGTCATCTATCCACTCTTTTCTCTTTGGTTTATTTGCTTGCTTAAAATCTATGATGGTTTCCATATTGTCGTGCATACACACAAGATCTGTAGCACCTGCATACAACCCAGGATAAAATAGTGTAACCTCTGAGCCATACCACTCAGACACAGGAGAGAGACCTATCTCTATAATCTTTTGTGCCATTGGTTTTGCCTCTAATCCTATTTCTGTGAGATCCTCGTATCCTTGCTGTAATACATATGCTTCAACAAACTTATGCATTGCTGTCCCTCTACGGCTAGAATAGTTCTTAATTCTTTCTGACTCTTCGAACCCAACTTTAGATATCCATTCATCTAGTTTCTTACGATCTTTGGTCTTACCCAAGATAGTTGTAACACTCGGTAACTTTTCGCCAGCGATATCATAGATCCGTGATCCATGGTCCGTGGCCCGTGTTCCGGTAAGATAGCTATATTTCGCGTTCTTCTTCATTCAATTCTAATTGTATTTTAAGCTCGCACCATTTCGCGTGAAGAGGGGTAACTGACCTCGGCCCATTGACCAAGTAGTTAACAAGATTAGTTCTATTTAAATACTCATCAAACTTATCTAATTCCCACAACTTACAACGACACCCTCGGTAATGATGTTCGTTAATACATTTACCTAGTCTATCCTCCTCATAAGACTTCAGTAAACGTTTTCTTAAACTTAGTTTCGGATAGTAAACATCGTAAGGCTGTCTCATTTCTTACTAGCCCACCATTTATCTAAACAAAAGTACCATATCGAATTAAGTAAAGGTTCAACAACCGCGTCAGTCATAGCTTCATAGATTGTTACATCAGCCACCGTCATTATAACTCCAGCCGCAATACAAAAGTGACCAACCGTATAAACTAAAGTCCTAAGTAAAGTCGGTCTATTGTCAATGTAGAGTTGGTAAATCTTCTTCTTCAGGTCTAGCATAAGGATTAATATATTCTTCATAATAAAATTTTTTAAATTTTTTATCTTTAAAGTACTCTACGATATCTTTAGCTGGTACTTGATCAGAAGAGATACACTCCGCTAAATCCATATACTCAGATTTTTTTAATTTTCGTTTCATTACTTCTTCCTCGCTTTTTTTAAGTCAGGGTAATCCGTCTCTTCTTCCGGATGATAAGGTTCAAACTTAGTATCCGCTGGCAACGTATTAATAGGAGCCGAGTCGTGAATGTTACCGGACACACTGATACGTGTACAATCTGATGTAAATGGTGCAACGTAATGAGCAAGTGAAGCTGGAAAGATAAACATATCTCTATCCTCAGGAAAGTGAGATTGATAAGAGATATAACTTCTATCAGATCCTGCTCCATACAAGAATTGGATACCACCAGGTCCAGCTGATTTACCAATGTAGGCTTTGTTTTCTTTTTTTAGTTTATCGGGTATCTGTAAATAGATAACAAAACTTAGCGCACCATCATGATCGTGCGGTGGATTAAATTCGTTAGGCCCTTGGAAGTTACACCATAAGGATCTAAGAAGATACTTAGGTGCTTTACGCTTTTCAGTTGATCTTTTGTATTGATTATAAGCATTCCAATATAAATTAAAGATATCTAAAAACTCAGGGAGAAACACATCTCTATTTCTAAATGCATACTCTTCCTTAATGATACCAGCTAATCTCTTGTTCATTGATAAAGATTCTTTACGACTTGCGTAAGCCTCTTTCAATAACTTTTGTTGGAAAGCTTCTGATATTTTTATTCTAATTAAACAAGGTCCCCAGTTATAATAAACATAGGGAACACCTGTAGGGTTTTTAGGTGTTGGTTTTTTACTCATCTCTCTCCTTCATTTCTTTTTTCCATTTCTTATATCCTTTAATCCATTCTTTTTGAGTAATAGGTTTATTGGGATATTGTTCCATTTCTATATTGTCTGATTGCATATCAGCCTGTCTCTTTCTTTCTCTCTCTTCTTTATTAGCCACAGATTGTTCATAAGAATCTTTTAACATTTCTTGTTCTTCTTGACCATAACGTTTTTCAATAGACTTTTGGTTTTTTAACATAGCCTGTTCCTTTCTCTCTGTTTCTCCATCGTTTACCCCACGCATAATTATGCATCCAACTTCCAAAAGACTCCATGAATCTTAAAGGGTAATCAATAGTTTTTTTAATATAATATATAATTAGTGTAATTAAATCTGGAATAGTTATCATTGTGCCATTGCCTCCGCAAATTGTGCTTGTCTTCGTCTTGATAGATGAGGAAGCATCTCTCTTGCTACCACTTTAGCTTCTTCTCCGTTTACTCTCCATGCATACATAATTTTATATTTCTCATCTCGATGTCTTGCTGTAATAGATCCTTTTAAAAAATAAGTTAAAAATCTTACCAACACATCTCCATCTGCCATTTCAACTTGAAGTCTAAAGTTATTTCCTTTATCTTTTCCTTTAGACCACATTCCCATTGAACCTTCTCCATCAAATACTCCTGACAGATAAGCCAACTCAGTCTCCCTGTTCATTCTTTTCTACTTTAGAACCATTCTTAAGTGACCATTTAATAACAGACACTTTGGGATCAAACTCAGCGCTTTTGCATCCGCTTAAAATAAAAATCATAAATAAACTGATCAACATCCGCTTGTACATATTTTTTTAGTTCTCCTTCTGAATCACATACCCAGCATTGTTTTGTTTGATTTTTGCCGTGAATGGTATCTATTCTAATATAACCGTTTCCTTTACAGTTGCTACAAATTTCTCGCACTGGCATAGGAACCTTTAACGTTTCTTGGGCCTGCACTGTGATATCCTCCTTTATGTTTTCTTCCTTTTGCTCGTCCTTTTCCTCTTTTTTGTAGAGACCAGTAAGCCATTTTTCTAGCCATACCGCCATCTATTCTTTGTCTTATTCCGTCTTCCCATTCTTTTATTTTTCTTCTTCTTTCTTTAACTTGTTCCAACATTTTTCTTGAAACATAATTATGGTCTCTACCGGCGTATTGGCAAACACTTCTAAAGTCTCGCCCGCCAGTTTCGAACCAATTTATTGATAACAGAGCTTCCCTATAATCAGAAGTATAAAGTGCATCGTCGGCAGCTTTAGATAGCACGGCTGTCCATAAAAGTTCTTCCGGTTCCTTTCTTGCGCCGGTAAGATGTATGGCGTTACTATTTGCTGTCCCTTGACGCTGACTTGATCTTCCCATTTAGTTTCTCTGCTTTCTCGTTCGTTAACGTTTCTACTGTTTTAGAAATTGATAAAGGTGTCCCACCTGGTAACAAAACTTTGGACAATTTCTTTAAAGTATTATATGTCTCGTGTGTTAGAGACACATTTCTGTATTTACTAATGTCTGTCATAACCACTAACTTATAGGATTTTCTATAGATGTCAATGAAATTTTTTTTAATATTACAGGTGTGTTCTTTTTTAACTGGAGAATGTAAACCTCCTGTGCAGGTGCCTCAATTATACTCAAATTGGGCTGAATGTGCCGCTGATGCTTCCATTAAAAGTTTAGAATTACTACAATCTCAGGGGTTTGAGAATGTTAATAACTACAGGTTAGCTGTTAAATACGGATGTCACGAAATGACAACCTTGTAATTGTGTCTAAAATGTGATATAGAGATTTTACTTTTCTCACCTTTATACCTATCTCCGATTCCCTCGTAGAGATAGGTTTATTTAAAATATTATAGCGCCTAGTATAAATCCAACTACAAACCATACGATTTCTTGTCTATAAACCATATGCCATACGTGAAAGTTATCTATTAATTTTCGCAGATATGCCCTATCCATAAATTGCCCTCCTTTGTATAATAACCTTGTTGTTTATGATCCGTGTTCCGTGAGTCGTGGTACGTGACATTTGCATCGCGCCACACGATCATCTGTTGTTCACACGTCAGATTTTTCTTTATCGGATACTTTATCTGTTCGAGTCCCGTCGTTGTCATTAATAATATTATCAGTGTTTTCATTTGAATAATCTCGGCTTACAAAACTTGCTTCTGTTCGAACCACATTCTTGTTTCCAAATATATCATTCCAATTTCTTTTATACTGGTCTGTGGAGATCCTTGATCTTCCGTCCCACTTTCTACCCTTTTCCTTTTTTGTCATCTATTAATCTATCCTTAAAAGCTCCTCTCCATACAAACCCACCATGATGGGCTACATTAGAGTCTATGTTAGCATAAATTTTTATATTATTTTTTCGGGCAAGTCTACAAAAAGCAATGTCTTCTCCCATAGAGAACCCATCTTCAAATTTAAAATCAAAAAAATTATAGTAGAATTGATGTTCGTCTTTAAGATCATCGCCTTGACTTTTTCCTGGTCCAGCAGCCTTATTCTTAATTTTTAACTCTGGATGTCTATTCATAAGATTGACAAAAACTCTTCTATTAATCAACATAATCCCTGTAGGTCCAGCTTCTATTTCAACCAAGCCTCCTGGTAATATAGCAATATCGTTAGGGTCTTTAAACTCAACGGTGTAGTTATGGAGGTCAGGATTTAAACTTTTAGTTCTATAAGGAGTACATATAATATCCTTATCAGCCACCATCATTTTAACAATAGCTTCAGGTTCAAACTCAACATCTGAATCTATAAATAACATGTGTGAGTATGCAGACTTTAAAAATGTAGCTGTTAAATAGTTTCTAGCTTGGTGAATGAGTGGCGATTTCATTGTATTTATCCCCACTTCAATACCACTCTTACTTAAAGCTTTGGCCGTTTTAAATATAGATAGCATCGTGTTAATCTTAACGTCATCATAACACGGCATACAAATAAGAATAGTTGGTTTAGTTTTCATTTAGGTTCTTTACCTCTTATTTCAGTAGATATAAAATTACCTTTTTTATTTGTATACTCCACATGGTATTGTTTTTTATAATCTAATTTAGCTTTTAGTTTTTTAAGAGACATAGCTTCCATTATCTCTTCTTTATCTGTTCCTTTTTCTTTTACTGTATAACTGTATCTCATTTATCCTATATAATGTATTAGTATACCAAATGCAAGTATTAATTAGTGCCCAGAACATCTATAATCTACTACCTGTAGTCCTTTATACTCGTAATACGTGCGTCCACTAAGAGGTCTTTTCTTTTGTGGTAAAGTTTTTATATTATGGTTCCACCAAGAAGCACAGCTGTCTTTACTCACTACCTCGAAAGAAGTCATCTCAACTTTCCCTGTGAACGTTAAAGTAAACAGAGTGATCATGACGATCTTTTCCATTATCTCCCTTGTCCACGTGTGGGTTTATAGTTTCTTTTTTCTGCTTTGTTCATACGCTTCTTGTGCCTACCTATTTTAGGTTTGGTACGTTTTACGTATGTATTAACGCCGAAAAGCGCTTTTCTAGCCATTGTCCCAATCGTCTACTCTTAATTTCATTCTAGTATTCTTATCTGCAATAGGCATATACTTAATGTGGCCATTAACTTTTTGCTCTAAGTCACTACCACAATTTGTACATCTATAAAAAGCGTTACTAAAACCAACCAAAATAGTATTAAAAGTGCACTCAGGACATCTACCCGTTACAATTTCTGTTTGGAATGTTGTTGATTTAT